GTGTGAGGGGGAAGATGATCAATATCAGCGCCGATGCGCTAAGGTGAAGCGTCAGATAAGACGATTCCATCCCTACGCGGGCTTGGGATCTACTGGAACCACGAATTTTACTGACGTTCCTCTTGATAACCCATTCAACGACGACAATTCGCAGCCCCCCGACAAGAAGTTTCGGGGTCTGAAGGCCATTTTCGTCATGTTGGGCCTTGCCGTAGGTACTGGACTTGTCCTGTATTTACTTGTCACTGTCTTGAAGACCTGGGTCTTCGGCATGGGTGAAGAAGAAGGCGATGAACAGACGAAGTACGCAGAGACTGCTAAGAAGGCCGCCGGACCGCGGAAAATGGTTGGAACAACATAAATCCTGGACAAGGAAAACAAGATCGCAGCGAACGTGTTGCGTGTGAGTACTGACAAGTTCTCGTCGTGGTCTATTGCAGTTGATAACCGACATATGATCGTGAACAAGCACTTCCTCCTGCAGGCGGGAGGAGTGTTTAGGGTCCAGTTGCGCAGGCGCGACGGAACCGACGGGAGTATTGTCGCTGTCAACTACCAGAATTGCTGCTATGACTTCGGAGACAATATCGATGTCATGCTCATCCGACTTACAGGCGTTAACCTGGACCATGTTCGGTCCATCAAACACCTACTTATGAGAAAGGCCGCCTGGCAGGCATTACCTGAGAACTTTCAAGCGCATGACTGGCAAGGTCGGGAACTTCCCGTGGGGAAGATTCCCTTTCGCCTGAATGATCCCACATGGAAAGACCATCCGGCCTGGCAAGTTTACCCGGGAAAGATGAACTACGTTACCCAGCAGGGTGATTGCGGACAGCCATACTTTGCTAGCGCTGTGACTCAGAATCCCTTTTTCGGGATACATAGCGGTCACGTCGAGTCACGCTCTTATGCGTGTATCACACCGATCATTTACGAGGACATTGTTTCTGCAATGGAGCAATTAGCCACGAAGCTCGGAACGACGACCGTTATTGCTGACTACCGCCTGCAAGGGTGGGTGAGAACCGGAGAGGAAGTTACCGAGTTCGATCTCGGTCATCTGGAGTTACTTGGACAAGGAACGTTAAATGGGGAGAAACTGAACGCTGGGAGCGTTCCTACAACGGATTTTATCCGATCTCCTCTTCAGAACGATGAGTGGGACGACAGCTACTGTCCCTCCATCAAACGAACGGTTGTGGTTGAAGGTGTACGTATTGATCCACTCTTTAGTGGAGCTCAGAAATATGAGCTTAATCCTAATACTATTGACACGCTAGCTATAAGCGTTTGCGCCGCTGAGTACTGCAAAGAGGTGCCACATGGGGCTGGGCGTGTCCTAACCGAAGCAGAAATGATGAACGGTTATGGAGAGATGGGAAAGCTCGTCACCAAGACCTCGGCTGGAATAATTACCAAGTACATTAAGAAGGAGGACCTTTTTGATAAACAGCCAGGTGCTGTTGTTGACGGTATTACCGCTCCTGATACCTTAGTGTGGAGCGAGAAGGCGTCGACTTTTGTCATTCCTCTGTACGGAAAGACTTTCCGTGCTCATTTTGATGAGGCGTGTGGACTCTGTTCTGTCGGTATTAAGCCGGATGTCATCTGGGTTTCTACCCTCAAGGATGAACTTCGGCCGAAAGAGAAGGCCAAGAAGGGGAAGACTCGTGTTTTTGAGAACCCGGACGTGACGTACACGTTGCTGGTTCGAAAGTACTTTGGGCACTTTATCCAGTGGTTCAAGGCGAACCGCGGCTTCAAACTCCACCACGCTATCGGTATAGACCGTGAGGTGGCTGCGCCGGAAATTTATGAAGGCCTTAAGTGGAAAGACAGAGTCTTCGACGTGGATTATAAGAACTTCGATGGCTCGGTTCATCCCGTGCTATTCGAGTTCTTCACGAAGGTAACAGACTGGTACTACGGTCCGAAGAACCGTTCCGAGCGACACGTCATCATTGATGTGTTGCGCAGTTCACTCCATTTGGTTGGAGATACCCTCTTTCAATCCTCGCAAGGAAACAAGAGTGGTAATGCCATGACGGACGTGTTTAACTCTGTGTGTAATGCAGGACTCGTGTACATGTCTGTGTACACCGCATACCGGGATGTTTCAATGGTACGCGCCGAACTGCCGTTCATCACGTACGGCGATGACCTCATAGCGTCAGTTTCTCCGGATTTGGAGGAGTATAATCGCGTTTGGTTCGCTCACTTTGCTAAGGCATTGGGTCTTGTCGTCACAAGTGCGGATAAGGGAGCAGAACTCATACCGTTTACGGAGATGAAGGACGCAACTTTCCTCAAGTCAAGTTTTATTGAGGGTACACCGTTCCGCTTTCCACTTCCAGTGGAGGTCATCCACCGCGAGTTGCGGTGGGAGCGGAAGCAGAACAAGGGCGACAATGTCGTCCTAAAACAGCGAATAATTCAGGCCCTTGACATGATGAGTCATCACTCTGAGGAGAGTTATAACACTTT